CCTTAGAGGTTATCCTAACCTTAGACTTACCCGAAAAGATTCAGGTAAGTGGCGTTTCCAAAACGCCGCCAGTCGAACCACTCATCGGATGAGTGGACAGACACGTCATCCCAGCAAGGGGTGACCTTCTCCTTGATGGAAAACTGCGGATTGTCATGCCTGACACCGCAGAAGCCATCACGAATGGCACCAGCAAGAAAACCTAGCTCTAGTCCAAAGGGATTTACAGAGAAAATGTTTCTAGGTTTATATCTTCTGAACTTAATCTCTCCTTCAAGAACACTATACCCGACACGCTTAGGTTCGTATACCTTATACAGGTACGAGCCATTACGGTCAAGTTTCGGGCCCCAGAAGGAAAGAGGGACTCTAACACCGGCGAAGGAAGGGCTTGAGAGAGGCACATAAAATAGTTTGCCACCTTTAGACTTGATAAGTCTCATAAGATGGCTAACAGTGCAGCTCAGGCGTATCCCCGTCCTAGTGCTAAAAAGGTTAAGTTCATTGATAAGGCTGATACAATCTTGCGCCGAGGTCAGTGTCTTTAAATACACCCCTCGAATGTTGACACCGGAGTAGTAGTCAACACCGCAAGACTCCCTAAAAGGCCCTATAGAAAAGGACTTATCTTTGTTGATCGTGAAGCCGAGGAACTCAAGGAGCTCCCTAACATCGCGATCTGCTTCGGTCTCGACAATAATGTCGTCTCCGAAGACAGCAAAGTTTCCATACTCCTCATTACGAGGATACGTGACAGACATGCCACGAAAACTATAGACCGCTTTAACCACACATGCGAAGATGCAGGTCTGGAGCGAGAATGTATACCCGTTACCCATAGTGGATAACATATTAAGGGGTATACAGAGGCCATATGTAGGTATTTGGCACTGCACAGAACGTGCAGCCTCGAGAATAGAAGTCATAAATCTGGGAAATGAATCCCGGACCATGAGCAAACTAATCGAGTCCGAAGCCGAGGATAGATCGATGGTCGAGAAAAGACCGGATCGAGATCCTTTCCTACACAATATACGATTCTTCTCTGGCTGATGACGGATGTCAATGCCAAAAAAAGAATTTAATCTTCTCTCGATGTAGCTGCTTATACCTAACTGAAAAATCATGTTAAGTGTCGGCTCGATACATATGGAACGAGAGATCGACGTATATTTAGGGACAAAGGAGAGCCTGTTAGCATCGCTAATAATAGGTAACCCATGGGTCAGAATGCGGTGAGATTCCGCCTGTTCCCAGAGGGGCTGTGAGCTATTAGAGCGCTTATATAGATCATATATAAGATCCGACTTGCAGCTCAAGGTAGAGCTGAATAGCTTAGAGTACAAGTCAGTACACAAGCTACTTGTCGTGACACCAGGACCTGTACGGCCTGCCTCCATGTAGGAAAGCAGATCGTCCGGGAAGCAGGAAGGGTCGAAGAATCTATAGAGATTCTCCTTAAAGAGACCATAGAGAGTCTCAACCTTACTGCTCGGGATGTCACATCGCCAATCCTTACATCTAGAATTGATTGTAAGGAAATTAAGCAAGCACGCAGTATCAGCTTTTTCGCTATTCGTGACCCTTAATTTTTTAAGGAACGAATCACGTAGGCTGAAGGCCGCAGCGAGCGTTGGCGAACTGTCGGGAGGAGGACTACTTAGGCTTTTTAGGCTTTCGTATCCTTCGACCTGACAGAGGTCGGTTTGTATGCTTTGATAAAGAGCAACCGGGTGGGATTCCACGTTCATTCTCCTCGTTCTTTAAGACGGAACTGTACAAAAAGATTAACACGCTAAGCACTATCCGAGAAATCTTAGATAATGCCATTGCAGAACATATCACCCAACCCCTGCGATTGGTTGTTGAAACAACCAACCAAGAAGCTGGTGAGGGCACGAATGTTCGCAGAATCGTAAGCGTCCGAGCCAGCTGGGATATCCCAGCTACCACGGAAGATTGCGATATCGGGAGCTTGATTAGCAGCGTAGTTAACGCCTTTCCTAACCACGCACCCGTGCGTGTTACGAGGGATCGCTCCGTACTTCCCAGTAATGGGATTTGGGGTAGGCAACGCTTTCGGGCTCTTAGGCCGAAAGAAAGCTATGGTAAACGGATCCGAAACAGCGTGCGTTCGCACGCCGGTCTGGGTACCGCCTAACGTAGTCACAGCATATTGCTTTCCGTTAATATCGGGAGCGACGTCCGTTGTGACAGTATACGTTGGTGTCGTAAACTGCGACATGGATCCGCCGGTTATAGCGCCAGAGAGTGAAATAGACATGAGGTTTATCCTCAAAAGGAAGGTTAAAGTCTTTGATTTTTGTCCTTACCTTGCTGCAAGACTAAGGCAGAAAGGTTAATCCATCTTGTGGACCCTATTCCGGGTATCCGGAAAGTTAAGGGCATGACAAGAGAGGGATTGACTGCACGCTCAATATGAGTCGCAGTCACTACAGACTCCGGTGGGTTTGATACATCAAACGTCGCATTAAACGACGGATCAGTGTTCCTGATATTACTGGTGTATCGCCTGCTAATTCTCTTTTGACGTTTAGTCAAATTGGACCAATTTAGCTGGGACGTCCCAAAACTCCAAGCATTGATCAAGTCGCCAATATTGGCGAAATAATCGATGACAAAAGAATAGGGGATCAGTTCCCAGACGGTTGGAAGCCAATCTGATGGAGCGAAACCGAGAGAATTAATAATCTGGGTAGGAGACCCAGTGTCAAGCCACATGTTACCGTAATAACGGTAATCAATCTGAACCGATGTTTCCTCCATGATATCGATAGCCAACCCAGCTACATTAACTGTAGATGGATAGACCTGGTCTACTACGGTATATCTATGAGTAGATGTACCTTGTATACGGGTCTGAAGGCGACGATTCGCGGAGATATCGGCCAAGGCATGTGACGCATCCTCAATGTCTTGAAGAAGCGGTTTTATACCGAAGGTGAACTCCAACCACAAACGACTGAGAGTACGAGTTAGTTGTCTACCGGTGATCGACCGCCGTGCTTTCTTAGCAACGGACAAATAGTCGTCAACGGCAGTTCTAACTAACCTCCCAGGGTGCGTAATCAGAGAAATCGTCTCCTTGATCTCACCAAAGAAAACACCGCCCTTGAATTGGGAGATGTTCTGCTGGTAAGCCGACAGGAAACGCTGTAGCGCTTTAATACGAGATGGCTCATCGTCAAAGGACGGTGTTGTCAGATCGGACAATAGAAAGCCCGAACCGCGAATGCCGCTCTGAGATAGTAGATTAGGGTTCAGAGTGTGGACAGACGACATAAGTATAATGCCGTTGTTACACCTCAACCTGACCCGACTAGCATCGAGCTGCGACGAAGCTGGTAAACCTCGTCTGATGAGATCCCGGTAACCGGGAATCTTATCAGGGTTCGTATACCTGGAGCTGTATGACGTAACCGACCCATTGCCGAACTCAGGAACCCAGATGATAGAAGGGACAGCCGGTGAAAACACCGTGCTAGTCCCAGACTCAGACGGGGTATGAGTGGTATGGGAAGACGTCACAAAACTCATGGGGTATTGTCTCCATGAAAAGAGGACGCTGACCTAACCGTAAGCTCTTCGGCGGTATCGTCGAAGAGGCTCTTAAGCAAATCCGAAAGATGCGCAATCGCGAATAACTTCGCAACGGCATCCGCGGATGAGTACGAATGGTCAGTAAACGCACGACAGGCTGTCAAGGCCTGACTCAACGGTAGCTGAATATCGGCATGATCTAATTCAATGACAATTTGGTCAAGATTGGACATAGCATATACCTCAGCATTCAGTTGTGTGCGAGAATTGGGCCCGAAAG